TTTCTCTCGTCCCCTGAGATGCCCGATCCTGATATGCCTTTGCATAATTTACAGTTTTGGAACTGTATGGACTATGGATTAACTGCAATTTGTAAGAATTTTATTGGGTCAATGCACTATGAAGTGTATACAAGAGACTTTGGAACGCAAACAGGCACATATATTTGTACTTTAGACAACTATCATGAGGATATAGATACAGTTGACTACTCTACAAGTGAGTCACCTGCTGAACATAAGTCACATAACATTCTAGAATTGGATAATGGGCAGTTTTGCCTCTATCCAAACAACAGAATGAGGATATATGACAATAGTATTACTCCAGAAGTACCAAAAGTGCCCGATTTTAAGGTTTCAACCTCTTACTATCAGGTAGAAAACGGTCATGATCGTGATGGATTAGGTTCAGAGGATAATTACTTCTGGAAAACATCAAAGGAAAGGAGAACAACTGATGGAAGAAGACCATTTGAACCCAAAGAAGAGTAAAAAAGAGAAAAAAGTCTATACTGAGAAGGAATATTGGGATGGATTAGTCCCTGATGATGAATTTGAAGAATATTTAAACAAGTATGGGTATGAATATACTCCGTGATGGGATATAAATAAATCTAAAAGCATCAATAATGGCGATTCAACGCAAATCAAGAGCATTTAAGGATATAAGTCTGTCTTTTACACCACATCCAGTGACAAAAGACTTACCAATTCTTGCGAATGAGAGAGCAATCACCAGATCAGTGCGTAATTTGGTCGAAACTATACCAACAGAGAGGTTTTTTAACTCACTTTTAGGTACAGACATTAGAGATTCTCTTTTTGAGAACTTTGAACGATCAACTGTAACGATTATTGAGGATCAAGTGCGTGAAGTACTTGGTAATTTTGAACCTAGAGTTTCGGATGTTGGTGTTCAAGTAGATGCACGACCAGATGATAATGAATTTGAAGTTACTGTATTTTTTGAGATCGTAGGATTAGATTCTCCACCTCAATCATTCACCTTTTTATTAGAACCAACGAGATAATATGCCCTTTACACAGTTTACAAATCTAGACTTTGATGAAATCAAGGTACAAATCAAAGATTTTCTTCGTTCAAACTCAAATTTTACTGATTTTGACTTTGAAGGTTCTAATTTTTCAGTTTTAATCGATACTCTTGCTTATAATACCTATATTAATGCATTTAATGCAAATTTAGTCGCAAATGAGTCATTTTTAGACTCTGCTACAGTGAGAGAAAACGTTGTATCTCTTGCTCGTAACATTGGTTATGTACCCCGTTCAAAAACCGCTGCAACAGCATCAATTAAGATAAGCGATATAAACTTAGGTACAACAAATTCAAGCACTCCAAGGTTCTTAACGCTACAATCTGGACTTGTTTGTGTTGGTGCATCAGAAAATACAACATATCGATTCTCAACAACGGATAGTACTACTTCTACAAGAGTTATTGATATAAATGGTGTTTCATATGCACAATTTGATGATCCTATCACTGTTTATGAAGGAACAGCACTAAGTCGTGTTTATGGTGTAGATGCTTCAATAAAACAACGTTTTATAATTGATAGTCCTAATATTGACAGTTCAACACTAAGAGTTTTTGTATCTGCAGAGAGTGATACATCGATTGGAAGAAAATATTCAATGGTAGATAATATTTTAAATATCAATAAAAACTCAGAAATATACCTTGCACAAGAAGTTCAAGACGAAAAGTATGAAATTTTATTTGGTGATGGACTTTTTGGTAAAGCACTTGAAGATAAATCAACAATCACTGCAAAATATATTGTTACTGATGGTTTTGATGGAAATGGAGCAACTAATTTTAGTTTTCAAGGAACATTTACAAAGAGTGATGGAAATATCTTTACTCCTTCTGATACTATTAACGTAACTACCGTTTCTAACGCTTCTAACGGTGCTGATGTGGAAGATGTGTCTTCTATTAAGTATTTTGCTCCAAGACTTTACTCAGCACAATACAGGGCAGTTACACCAAGAGATTATGAAGCAATAATTCAAAATATTTACCCTAAAACTGAGTCAGTTGCAGTTGTTGGAGGAGAGGAATTAGATCCACCAAAATTTGGTCAAGTACAGATAAGCATCAAACCAAAAGGTGGTACTTACATATCAGATTTTGATAAAACAGTAATTAAAAACAAATTAAAGAACTACGCTATCGCTGGTATAAATTCCGAGATAGTGGACTTAAAGATACTATATGTAGAGATAAATTCTACACTTTATTATAATACTTCACAGATTTCTTCACCTAATAATTTAAGAACATCAGTAATTAATGGATTAAATGAATATGCAAATAATATTGAAATTAACAAATTTGGTGGAAGATTTAAATATAGTAAAATAAGCACTCTAATTGATCGTATTGATAATGGAATTACTTCAAATATAACAAAGGTTATTATAAGAAGGGATATGAAAGCATTACTAAATCAATTTGCACAATATGAATTATGTTTTGGTAATCGTTTTTATATTAATTCTGCTGGTTTTAATATAAAGAGTACTGGATTTACAGTTTCAGGATCAGATGAAACTGCATTTTTAACAGATGTTCCTAATAAAGATGCATTAGGTAATCTTGATGGATCTATGAAGGGAACTTTAAGTGTAGTTTTCAAAAATCAAAGAGATGAGCAACAAATATTAATCAAAGATGCTGGTATAGTTGATTATAAAAAAGGTGAAATAATTTTAAATACAATCAATATAACATCTACAGCATCACAAAATAATGTAATTGAAATTCAAGCATTTCCTGAATCAAATGATGTAGTAGGATTAAAGGATCTATATTTAAGTTTTGACGTTTCAAAAAGCACAATAAATACATTTAAGGATGTAATTGCTTCAGGTGAAGATGTATCAGGTGTTGTATTCACGAGAGATTATTATACCTCTAGTTACTCTAATGGAGATTTAGAGAGGAAATAATTTATGTCACAGATTGACAAAAGAATAAAAGTCAATACGATTATTGAGAATCAGTTGCCAGAGTTTTTGGTGAATGATTTTCCAAATGCTGCTGAGTTTTTAAAGCAATATTACATTTCTCAAGAGTTTCAAGGTGGTCCTAGTGATTTAATTACAAACTTTGATCAATATTTAAGATCTGATAATCTTGTTCCTGAAGTTGTCACTGGTACTACAAGTGTTTCATCAGATTTTTCAGCAACTGATACTACAATATCAGTTCCAAGTACAAAGGGATTTCCTTCAGAATATGGTCTTTTAAAGGTAGATGACGAAATAATATCTTATACTGGTATCACATCTACATCTTTCACAGGATGTATTCGTGGATTTAGTGGAATTACAGGTTACAATGTTGGTATATCTTCTTCATTACTTGAAATTAATAGGGAAAATTTAGTTTTTGAGAGTACATCTGCAGCATCTCATACTTCTGGTAGTACAATTACCAATTTATCAGTACTATTTTTACAAGAATTTTATAAAAAACTAAAAAGAACATTTTTACCAGGTTTAGAGGATAATGATTTTGACTCTGATTTAGATGTAGGTAACTTTGTAAAATTTGCTCGATCATTTTACCAGTCAAAAGGTATAGAAGAATCTGTAAGAATTTTATTTAAAGTATTATATGGTGTCGAATCAACAATACTTGATCTTGAGGGTAATTTAATAAAACCTTCTGGAGCAGAATTTATACGTAGAGAAGTAATTGTTGCTGACTTAATTTCAACTACAAGAGATCCACAAAATTTGGTTGGACAAACTATATTTAAATCAACAGATACAAGAACAAACGCATCTGTATCTGAGGTTGAAATATTAAAAAGAGATCAAAAAACATACTACAAAATTTCATTATTTGTAGGATTTAATGATCGTGATTTAATTGAAGGTGTTTTCACTGTTCCAGGTAAAACAAAAGTCTTATCTGATGTAGCGGTTGGTGGTAATGTTATATCAGTTGACTCAACAGTTGGTTTTGGTGCAACAGGAACTATTATTAGTGGACAGAATAGTATTGATTATACATCTAAAACAATTAATCAATTCTTTGGTTGTACAGGTGTTGGAGTTAAAATCAACACTGCTGATGATATAAGAGCAAATGAAACTATCTTTGGATATGAAAATGGTGATTTATCTAAAAGAGTTGATCTTAGAATTACAGGAGTTCTTTCTGAGTTAGTTACTACATCAGATATTAGTCTTGTTAATGAAGGAGAGAATATTTTTGTTAAAAATGTTGGTGAAAAAATTAAGAATGAAAATAATTCTTATAAGGAAATATTTGCCAATTCATGGAAATATAACACATCATCAAGATTTCAAGTTGATATATCTGGGACAACATATAGTTTTAGAGCACCAATTGATCCCTCTAACTTAAAAGTAGGTGATACATTTAATATTCTAAAAAGATCTCAGCAGGTAATTGAGGGAACTGGAACTGTTAAAAGTATAGATAACAACTTAAATCAAATCACAGTTGATAATGTTGTAGGTTTTACCACAATATCTAATCAATTATATGATATTAGAAGAGTTATTGAAACTGCAACAAGTAGTGGAATTGAAATAGAACAAGGAAATAATGTATTAATATCGGATGTTTTAAATGTTTATAGTGATGGTGAAACTGATGGGTACGTTGCTTCAAACTCACTTCCAAATTATGATATAACAATTGATACAGTTAAAGAAGTAACTAGTGGTTTAAGTCTTGATGGAAGAAATCCTTTAACGAATGAATATAGTTTCGTACAATTCTCGCCACCATCAAATCAGAATATAAAGTTTATTCAAGGTGATGCAATTGTTTACAGTCCTCAAACTGAAGTTTTATCTGGTTTAGAATCTGGAAGAACTTATTATGTTGACCTTATAACACCCTCTGTAGGAGCAAATATATCAAAAATAGCATTATACCAATCTCGCAGTCAAATTGGCACAGCAAGCACCGTACAGATAGGTATTGGAACAACTTCAACACAAGATCATACTTTCATTTTACAATCACATGCAGATAGAAAACTACAGTCAGATAAAATTCTAAGAAGAATTCCATTATCTCAAAATCTATCTGTATCTTCAAAACATGAAACCCCAATCAATGACATTGGAATATTAAGAGATGGTGTACAAATTAGATCTCCATTATCTGATGATATCATATATTATGGTAATTTAGATTCAGTTCAAGTTTTAAATGGTGGTAAAAATTATGATGTTGTTAATCCACCCTCAATTAGTGTTGAAACTTCTTCAGGAACAACTGCACTTGTTCAACCTATTGTTACTGGAAGTGTTAAGGAAGTTTTAGTAGATCCTCAAAATTTTGATATTGATTCTGTAAACAGTATTTCAGTAACAGGTGGTAATGGATCAGGATGCGTTCTTCAACCTATTGTAGGTATAAGAAATAGATTTATTGATTTTGATAGTAGAGATATATTTTTTAATGGTGGTATTGATAAAGATGATGAAACTATAACTTTTAAAACAGATCATAACTTAGAAAATGGTCAATTAGTTTATTATAGTGCTAACAACAATTCTCCAATTGGTATTGGTGCTGCATATGATAGTAATAATATTATTACTGGAACTTTATCTGATGGTGATCCATATTTTGTTAGAGTTGTTAATCCATCAACAGTTAGAATATTTAATACAAAAGAAGATGCTTTAGCAGGTATAGCAGGTATTAATACTGTTGGATTATCAACAGATACTGGAGCTAGTGGTATTCATCGTTTTAGAACAGAAAATAGAACTACCCTTATATCAGTTAAGGTTTTAGAATCAGGTTCAGGTTATACAAATCGTAAATTAAGAGTTAAACCAACAGGAATTTCTACATCATATAATACTATTAATTCTAAAAATCATGGTTTTTCAAGTGGTGAGATAGTTGAATACTCTTCAGATGCACCGATTCAAGGGTTAAGCACAACAACATCATATATTGTTAAAAAAATTAATGACGATACATTTAAACTTGCAAATGCTGGTGTA